TGACTGAATTAGGCTTATTGGTAATTCTCGAATAAAATTTCACAATATTCACCCTCCTTTATAGGGAGAGAGGATAGGTTAATCCCGCCCTCTCTGGTTTAATTTAATTTTACGGTAACTCGATTACTGCTACAGTAGCGGCGTGTTCGCTTTGTAGTTTCTTGTCGGTTGCCGGGGTTAAGGTTAACAATACAGTCCCGGATGTGGTTAAAAACCTTGCGATGTCGCATACATGAAAAATTGAAGTAACATTTTGTACCGCATTAAAGGTCTGTGCCTTACTCGGCCAGTATCCTGCCCCTGCCCCCAAACTACAGGCGACCGTTCCATGAGTATTGGCTACTGCTACCAAAATTATCATCTTATCTACGCCTTTAGTCGGGGTAATGGTAAAAACTTCGGCGGTATTATTGGTATTGGCAGTTGCGGCATCAGCGACTAAGGTGTCTACCGTATTTCTTACTAAAGTCATATTTGTGCAAGCTACAGCCATGATATATCTCTCCTTTCAAAAGATTTACAAGACAGCCCCATATTTCAGAGGCTGTCTATCATTAATTAAACTTAAATTACTGTTTCTACAGCTTCGGTGAATCCACCAACAGCCAACAGTTCTGGTCTGACTACCTTGATACCGTAAACGTGCAATCCCTTGAGGGCATCGCCGAAACGTTTTTCGGGTTTAAAGGCTTCGGTGTTAACGATTTGTTCTGCAAAGGCGGTGCATTCATAAGCTCCTGCCAAAACTACTGTTGCGGCATTATTGCCGGACTCGTACATATCAAGCCCTAAAACGTTGGTAACAAATCCGTTGATGTTGCCTTTTAAATCGTCTGCGTGATATACCCCTGCCAGTAACAGCTTCGTTCCCATCCAGTGAGGCATGGTGAGCCATCTCTGCTCTTTGGGGACTTCTGCTTCCTTTAGTTTTAAATCCATTTCAGCTACATTACTGATAGCGGCGGTAACATCGAGGGTTCCTTCGGTTGGTCCGGTTAACCCGGCTGCGGCTACCATAGCGGCGTAAATATTAGCGTCAGCGGTGTTCTTCATGGCGTAAGCGGCTTTTCTTGTCGCTGCTGCCATTAAGTTAGCGTTTGACTGTATTGCGTCTACATTATTGACCCAGAAGTCGAAATAATCGGCTTTGTCAATAACTAAAGTGACTCCGGCATCATCCAAGTCCTGCATGGTGATATCAGCGCCGGTATATGTGCCAATATCTATAGCACCGATACCACTGATATGGACAGTGTCACCCTGTTTGGTTATAGGTGCATCTATCTCACATCTGCAAATCTTGCCGTATACCTGAGCCTTTTCCATTTCAGTTATCATTGCTACATTCCATAACGCTGGAATAGCATTTAGTATAGACATTTGTCTAACTCCTTTATTTTAGATTTTTATGTTGAACCCTCTGTCTTTTACATCTTTGGAGTTAGATGATTAAACCTACTTAAACCAATAGGTTGGTTATTTCTTCCGTTTCTTTATGGATTCTTCCACTTCTTCATGTCTTCTTTAATTTGCGGGTAATGGTCTTTAATCTGTTTTTCACTCATCTTTGCTACCATTGCCTGTGTATAGAATCCACCGGGGGCGGAAGACCCCTCTAATCCTTCTTTTGAAGTAACGGTTGAAGCAGGTAAGGTTTTCTTGTAGGTGTCGTATCGCTTGGCAATAATCGGATCTAATAAGCCTACTTCATAAGCCTTTTCGGCAGGGTTTTTGTCAGACATTATTAGTTGTCCGTATACCTTATTTTCTGCGACCATTCTTGTTGTGCCTTCATTGACCTCATCGAAAGTTAAGCCCCTACCAACCTTTTCTACTGTATATTTTTCTCTTGCTGCCTTTAGATTTTTCTCTAAAAATTCTTCTCTTTTGGTTTTAGCTTTTTCCTGTTCGGCTTTGGTCATCTCGGCCTTTTCTTGGGTATACATATCTATTAATTTTTTCTCTAACCTGGCTATCTTCTTGTTTAATATTGCATTGGTTGCCACGTCTTCTGGGTCGCCTGTATCTTCTTCTTTGGTAGCGGCTTTTTCCAGCTTGGCTTCCAATTCGGCTAATCTGACTTCATACTGTGCCGCTTTAGCCTGTGCCTCCTGCCTTGCTTTGGTCTCGTTTTGCTTGTCACCTAATAGTCCTTTCCACTCCTTTTCGCTGTAACTCTTTTCTGTAGTTACTTCTGGTTCTGTCATATTAAATACTCCTCATTTAACGTCTAAGTAGACGAATTGCCCCGATTTATACCTTCGGGAAGGCTATAGCTTTTTTGTCAACTTTTTTCCCATAAAATATACTTGTGGGAACAAATCTAATTTTATTAACCATAAATAAATCTTCGGTAAAATATCGTTCATTCAAGTCATATTCTTTGTCTAAAAAAGATTTAAACTGTTCACACATATTCTCTATGATATATTTAACCATTCCGTTTTTTGAAAAACATTGAGTATTAAGCTCTTCCATTTTTAGACAATGTGTAACTGTAAACACTTCATTTTCTATTTCTGTCTTTTTCATAATTTCCTCCTTTTTTTATCTCTTAACTAACTGTTTCCTCTGTGGCTGTTTAGTCTGTGCCTCCTGTTTGCCCTGTTGTGCCTGCATCTGCATTTGCTGCTGTATTAACTGCTGTTGCATCTGCTGTTGTTGTTTCAGGCGTTCTATAATCTCTTCTTTCTTGTGGCAGTCTGAGGCCTCAATAACGATATCAGGCGGTATTACTTCGCCATAAATCTTGGCCATATCTAATAACATCTCGAAATTAGCAAATCTGATAGTCGGGTTGGTCGGGCTGTTAGATATAGCTATTCCGTATTTCCCTATCTTCCTGCTTCTGATGGCTTCTAATAACTGGTCTACGTTCTGTTCCATCTTGGCTTCACTGGCTATTGCCATCATCTCGGCAGTAGAGAAGGTATTACTGTATCTAATCATCTCGATAATGGTTTCAGCGTAGGTCTTGAAGGTCAGTTTCATATTGTCAAAGATGATTTCATTGCCGATTAAGCCCTGATTAATACGCTGTCTATCTTTTATTCCGCTTTCACTTGCTGGCCCTTGTGCTAACATATTGACGTTAACCGAAGCTGTTTTTGGTGCATCATTCTCGGCTAACTGCTCTAACGTAACGTGTCCGACAGATAATTGAGTGGGTTCTATCTTGGTAGGCGGAACGGTCTTATAGTTGATAACTGGTGAAGCACTGGAAGCCTGCTCGGCTAATTCGTCAGGATCAGCACCCTCATCTATCTTATTTAACCACCCGCTGTTAGCATTACTGTTAATGATATTGGTAGCCTGACTTCTCCGCTTATTCTTTTCTTTCTGCGGGTCGATTAAGTTATCTACCACGCCTAAGAAATTCCCCTTCACAAAATAAGGTACAAACCTGATAATGGGGAATTTACTCATCTCGCCGAAGGGTCTTTCCACGTGTTCCAGTTCGATATCGCCCAATGTAGTGGTGCAGTTGAGGACGGGTATAATATTATCTCTGACTGCTAATAATGGTCTTGTATTGTTTTCTTCGGCCATTCTGCGGTCTTTCTCAAGTAGTACTTTAAGTAAGTCCTCTTTGGTCTTATGAACCCGCCAGTTAACCATCGTGTCAGTATTGATTAAAAATATTGCTTTCTCGTAGGATTTCCAGTAGGTCTCTCTTAACCGTGCCTTGAATTTATCGGGGTTTTTATCGCCCCCCGGAAGCCTCTCGCTGTCTCGGCTGTCTAAATCGTCATATTTAAGTGAATCTAACTCTTTCTTGCACTTGGGATAGATAAGTTTAATTTGTGCCTTATCGCCCCAGTAGGACTTGATAACATATTTCCCATTGTTTAAGTCATATTTCTTGTTATTAGGATCTTCGCAGATATCAAAAGGGTCTTCTGTATCTACGGCTATTTCACCGTTAAAGGGGTCATCATCGTATTTGATATCAAGCGACATAAACCCTTTACTTGCTATAATGCCGTCATAGAAGGCTGCTGAACGCACATACAGGCCGTTAGACATATCCTCTACGTGTTTGGTAAGCTCGGTTAACAGGTCGGCTACGATAGATAGGCCACCCTTCTTGGGGTAGCATTTGATGTCCATTCTATTCTGGCGTTCATAG